CGGAAACATTCCAGACCGTGGCCAAGTAGCCATGATTACCCCTTAAAACAACGAGCCAAGCAATCCGATACCAGCACCAATGCCAGCGCCCCAAGGTGTTGATGTTCCCAAAAGGCTGGCAAGACCTGCACCGGCAATCGCACCGGACGTTCCGCCGCTAATTGCTGTCTGAAGACTTGATGGTTTGTTGGCATTAGCAGCGGCAAGAGCTGCGCTTTGCTGTGCAATGCTGCTCATGTTGTTGGCGTACGTCTGCCCGGCGTTTGCCTGACCTTGCAGAGCACCAAGCCCAACGTTTGCCAGATTGTTGTAATTGCTCATCTGGTTTGATAACCAAGACTGACCGAGAGTCGGCGCGATCGTAGCCAGTTGATTGCTTGTGGCTGTCGAACCAAGTCCTCCCGTAGCCTCCGCAGCAGCAAGACTCTGGTAACGAGCCTGACCTGCAAGGTCTTTATACTGCTGAGAGTTGTAATACTGATTAAGTGCCTGCCCCTGACCTTCTAAACTGGAAAGGTTCTGAAGCTGGTTAACATACTGCTCCGCAAGAGGCGTGAACGGAGCAAGGTTTTTCATGATCGTCTGCCACTGCTGATTTTGCAGGTCTGCAGCATACTTCTGAGCTTCTGCTGCATACTTTGCGCTTTTATCAGAACTGCCACCTTTGCCGCCTTTTTCAGGGCAATAAGGTTCCTCGCCGCGCAGCTTTCTGCCCAGCTTAAATGCATATAACATGGCTATCTCCCGTGATTCAGGAAGTCGATTAGTTCTTCGCGTGTAGCACTGTAAAATGTCACGTCATCCACGCCTTTGAAGTATTTCTTGATGGTTCCTACACGCTTAAGGCCAATCATTGCGCAGTACATCTGACCGTGGCGGAATTTGCGTGCAGCGAACGATGTGACGCACTGAACGGTGGTGTTAGTCAGAATGTATCGCCAGAACGCCAGCCCGATTTCCTTGCTGAAGCCGCGAATCTCTGGCAGGTACATGGCGTGGCAATCGAATGTCAGCGGCTGAATCTCCTGATAGTAAACAATGCCGCCAAACTGACCGTGCACGTTCACCTCAAAGTAACGGCAATCAGGTTTGTAGTCGTATCCATCACCGTTGTTGCTCCCGGCGATGATGTCAGGGTGATTTCCTACTGCTTCGATCAGGTCGATGTTTCGCGTTGGTTTGAATGTAATCATCAGTCAATCAGCCCATGTAATCTAAGTGCCGTTTCAAGCGCCAGAATACGCTGCCGCGCCTGCTGCAAACCTGTAGCGAGTGCTGCGACTTCGGATTGCGTGTACGTAGTGCCGACAGTGTATGACTGGTTAGCGTTGAATGCGCCGAGGAGTGCCGTTCCGGTTGCCGCTGTCCATCCTGTCTGACGAGCACCGATAACCTTGGTGCCGCCGACTGAATAGGATGTTGTTACGTTGAGGGGGGATGCCAGCGATTGTGTTGCTGTTGCTGTTTTCGATACGTAATCGTCCTGCAATGCAGAAATATTTCCTTCAGCCTCCGTCACTCTACCATCAAGAGCACTGACATCAGCCTGCAAGGTGACTATTTCACCTTCAGCCGTGGTTAGTCTGACATCCAGCGACGCGATTGCATTGGTATTTGCAGTAATACGGATTTCATGGTCGTCTACGTCGATGCGGAGCTGACGAATTCTTTCTTCGTGATCGACCAGAATAACATCCTGCTCATCGTTCCTGACCTGTGCATCATAAGCGCCCTGTCCGGCCTCGTTGGCCTTGTTAGCCACGTTACCAACATCAGTACCCTGTGCGATAACGTAAAGCAGATACGACTGCGAAAAGATATTGCGTGGAAGGACTGATGTGTCGAGCCGTGTAGCCTGAATGATTACCGGCACATTGAGATTCGAATCCGCCATTACTCAATCCTTATCTGAGCGCCAGACAGAGTGACAGGTGACTTCGTGATAACGCGCAATTTGAAACCAATGTTTTTCCTGATGCGCCCTACTTTCTTCCACAAAACGCGTTTGTCGTAAACGAACGGTTCATTCTGCTCAATCATCTGCTCACGACCGTAATTGATGCCGTCAGTGGTTGCAGAGAGGAACAGGCGGTCAGCATACTGCGCAACACCAGTCGATGATTCCACCTCCAGATCAAAGCATCTGGCGTTATCCGCTTTGAACAACGGAGTAAACAGCAGGTGTTCCTGTTGCTTGTCGTACTGGCTGCTGATGTCGAATTGCAATTTCCCGGTCACGGACTCCAGCTTATCGCCACACGTTATCTGATTGCCTTCGTAAATGAAGTCGATAGCGCGGTACACATCGTCATACAGGCCTGTTTTCAGCACACACCATTGCGGACCATTGGCACTTGAAGATGCGTCGTACACGAGGACGTGACGCGGAAGATGGATAATCAGCAACTCATGAGCATCAAACCGCAGCGATTCCATCACACCATCAGCCAGTTCATCAGCAGTGTAGGAGCGGAGGATTTTCTCAATGCTCGCGCTGGCGATTGGTGATGCCTGACCTGAGCCGATGATGTATACAGACGGCGCACCCGTTGCCGGATTGCTGATGAACGCATACGAATCAGCAAACGGCGTTTTGCAGTAAGTTCCGGCAATGCCTTTCTGCACCATCAGCGATGGCTGTGCGACATACAAAGCGGCACCAACAGTGGTTGCACCAGTCAAGGAAAAATATTCAATCGTCGATGAACCAAAGCAGACGATGAAGTCTCGCCATGTTCCGATGCCGATGATGCCGTCAGGCTGCGATTCTGCGCGATATTGTGCGCTGTATCTGTCAGGGTGCGATTCGTCTTCAAGGTCAGTGATAAACCATGAATCAGTTCCGTCTTTTGACCACGCATAACGCCCACGTAAGCGCGTAATGTCACGAACCGAACCTAACTCATACTGAGTGAATCCGCTGTCTGTAGGCCAGTTTGAGACGGTTTTAACCGTGCCATCATAACGATACTCGACCAGTTGACCATTAACGCCTACCGCCTGTGATGTCCGACCATGCGCCATTGATACGCGACCACTTCCGGCAACATCACCGACCTCGCTTTCTCCTTTGTACAGCTTGCCACCACATACGCGATAAACAGCATTCTGCGCCATGTTGTACTCGACGCCGCGCGATACACCATTCACATCAGAACGTTTGGCAATGCCCGGGAATGAGCGAAGATATCCGCTGCTGTTGAGTATTTCTTTGGGTGTAGCCAACATATTCACTGGCAGATAGTCGATATAGTCAGCGTTTCTAAAGTCTTTGCCGACACCTTTCATAAGCGGAAGTTGCTGAATCGGCATTTATTCACCTCACGTACTCGGATCATCTTTCTCGATGTAAAACCGATTCCACGTAAACGCGCTTTTGTTACCACTACCGCGAGGCATGTCATTTCGCCGCTCAAGTGGTGGTATTTTGGTTAAAGCGATACAGATTGTCTGATATGCACAGTCAGCAGCAGTAAGGAGAGCGTCTGACGGCTGAATGACGTTATCCATGCACACTTGCACAGCGAGCTTCAAAGCGACGCCATCATTTGCCCATGCAGGGATACCTGAATCATCGTCAGGTAACGGCATGATGCCGTTTTCTGTATCCGCAAACTGATATCCAAGCTCGATACCTTTCGCCTGCCATGCTGCCATCATGTCTTCGAGGTCATTAATGGCATCTTCAATTGCCTGAGGGTCGGCATCTGTCAACGTGGCATTGGAATACAGCCCGGCTTTTCGTAAAGCCTTAAGAACGAGATCACCCTTCGTTTTCGCCATCTTCTTCCGCCTTAGCCACTTTTTGCTTCGTTGCGGTTTCTTCAGGAGTTTTTACCCAGCCTTTTTCCAGGTGAGATTTAACTTCTTCGTCATCAACAATGATGTAATCGACAGCAAACTGACCACAGGTGATCATGTTGCCAGGCTTATAGAGCATTGTTCGTGCCATTGTCTTCTCCCAATAAAAATGGGGCCGAAGCCCCACCAAAATTACTGCCCGGCAATAACGATGCCCGTATATTCAGGAACAAGTACAGAGCAACCGTACAGGGTGGTGAAACGCGCAGTGGTTACACCTTTGATGTGGTCGAAGGCGTAAGACATGATCAGCGTAGCGCCCTGCTCGGTGGTTGCTGTCATTACCTGTGGACCCTGACCAGTTGGGAACGCCAGCTTGCCGTACATCAGTTCAACAGAACCATCAGCCCAGAACAGGTTAGCCGGTGCGGCATTTTTGTTGAGAATGGTGATTGCTGCGCTACTTGCCGCATTAGCATCAACGTTTGCATATGGTCGGCTGGCGACATCCGCGTTGTCAGGCGGCAGAATTTTCGGGGAGATAGTTACTGTCGTTCCGCTTACTGCCAGAACGCGGAATACCTGCGGCTGCCCGGTGGTATCTTTGGTGATCTGGTGTACAGAATTCACCCCTGCGATGGTAAACGCATCGCCAACCTGCAAACCTTCAGCAGATACCGTAATGGTCCCCTGTCGGTTATCCACTGGCATATCGTTAGCATCTTTGGCTTCAACCTTGTGCGCAGGTGCTGCTGCCAGCGTAATGGAAGTTGCTGTACCCTTCGGAACACGACCAGAAATATCGGTCTTGTAGCTATCGAAGGACGCAACCGGAGGGATTTGCGCTTTTTCGTATGCTGTCAGGGTTGCGCCCTGAGCATAGGCACGGTGACCAAGCTCGCCAGCAAGGTCTTTGTAGTTGAAGGGGTTCCAGAAAGAGCGACGGTTGATACCCTGAGGTACACCAATCGCCGTCATGGTGGCATCAATACCTGCCGCACAGTTCCACAAATCACGGCCCTGTGAACCTGTGGTTGAGTCAGCCATCGTGATCACGTTAGTAGCACGCTGCGTAACCATGGAAATCAGGTCAGAGTCAATCTGTGCAGCAAGGCGCATACCTGCGGCGCGACCAGCTTCAGTTTTATGTTCCGGGTCACGCATTTCACGCGCATCCAGAGTGTACAGAATGTTTTTCGGCTCCTTGAACACAGAAGGAACAAGGCGCTGAACCAGTGCTGTTGGCGTTTTGCCGCTGAGGTCTAGGCCTTCCTCAATGTTCATGTGGTAATGCTGCGGACGATACAGAACATCACCTGCTCGCTGCATTGCTGTATCACCGGGACGGAATTTTTTAGCGTTACGGGAAACTACGCAGGCGGCCTCAAAGCCTTCAACGTAGTTTTCGAACATGATTTCAAGGTCTTTTGCTAATTGGTTAGCCATGCTTAATGCTCCGATAGGTTATTTTTTTGCCTTTTTAGCGGCGAAATACGGCGTCCAGTCACCAGTTTCCAGCGCCTTGGCTTTCAATTTGACGAGGTTGTTGATTACTGCGCCGTTGCTCCCCTTAACTGTCGGGGTTGTGGCTGCCGTGGTTTTTGCTTTTGGCATGATTCTGGCCTTCGATTCGATACGTTCCAGCAGACGACCAATTGCTACGGGGTTGGTAGCTTCTGCCAGTTGCTTGCGCAGTTCATCGTTGCGACCGAGTGCCAGAACAACGATTTCCGGCTTCTCTGACTCAAACAGGATCGCGTTTTGTGTCTCGATGGGGATTTCCTCGAGTACGGCCTGCTCAGCTTCCTGATAGCCAGGAACTTTGAGAGCCTTAACACGTTGCTGATATTTGGATAATCGCTCTTGATAGGCAGCCTGAAGCTCCTGCTCCTTCTGCTTGCGAGCCATCTCCTGTTGCTGGTACTTGCCGTTATCCTCTGCCCACTTAGCCATGCGTTGCTGGTAGATTTCTTCATCGAAACCGATGTCCTCATCATCCAGTTTTGGCATTCGCGGTGGTTGAGTGATTACCGGCTGCTGCTCGACGGGTTTCTGAGACTGACGCATCAGCTCTTTCAGCTCACGGTCTTTCTCTTTAATCGTCTTGCGCAGGTGTTTTACCAGTCCATGCTCTGCGCCATCTTCGCTGGTTGGCGAATCCAGCTTTTCGTCACCAAAGTAGAATTCCTGTTCTGATTCGTCGTCATCAGTTTCAGTAGCTTCCTCTGCATCATTGCCGGAGGACTCACTGCCATCTTCTGTTTCGACTTCTTCAGCCAGTTCGACATCATCAGGAATCTGCTCTGACGCGTCGGTTTCGATTTCAACTTCTGGTGTGTTTTCTGCCATCTGGTCCATTTGTTACCCCTGTTTACTCGATGTTCAGCCCATCGGAAGGCAATAGGGTGCCAGGCCTCATAAAGACAGCCATTGCACGTTATGGGTTAATTACTGCTGTGGTTGTTGCTGAGTTGATTTTTGCAGGATGCTGCTGATGTCCATGCGCTGCGCATGGCCCTGTGCCTGACTTTTCAGGA